TAGCCGTTATCAAATCCATTATTGAGAATATTAGCTGCCGTGATCTCCTTGGTATGAACCATGGAGCGAGCCAAAGCTTTAGTGTATCGCCTCGCTAAAGAACCATACTGACCATCTTCTTCCGCTTCTTCTGTGATAGCAAAAGCTAAACCAATGGTGTCGTGATTATAACGAGAAGTATATTGCTCAGCCGCCGTATCGTATGAAATAGCGGTGCCTTCGGTTTTAACCGGGGCTTCGCCAAATCCTTCTAGCAACACGTCTTCTTCAAACGCTTTGACAGAAGTATTATATTCAAATACGGGTCGCCACTGGTCTCTATACTGCTTGTACTCAAGGCCAAAAAGAGCATTGAGACCCGGCTCGAGTTGTGCAGCAAATGATGCACGTGACATAGCCATAATTCAGTGCTCCTTTTAAATGCCCGGAGTAGTCGGAGCGCCCGACGTATCCGTAACGTGATATTGATGCTCAGAAGCAACAACTTGAAGATTAACATTGGTGCCCCAAGCATTATTGGGTTGATCAACCTTATCAAGAATACGGAAAGTAGCCACTGTAGCTGCTGTGGATCCGTTTAATTCCTGACGAGATGATTTAGTGGTTGCATCCCCGGCTGTGGCAACAAGATCACCTAAATTCCCAATGTCTGCTTCTACGGTACTGCCCGCAGATTGAACACCAAAAACAATATTAGGATCATCATATACCTCAGCAACGATGTCTGTCGCTGTTCGTCCAGTATCCCATCGCTTAGAAAAGATAAAACTGCCATCCGAAGCAGTAAACTGGACACCGTTAAACATACCCAATACACGATCGCCCGCTGCAACAAGTTCAACTCCACCGCCAGCAACTAACTTCACCATATCACCTTTATAGATGTTATTGGCAAGAGTACTAGCGATTCGAGTTTTGTTACCACGAATAGTACCGCCCATTAGATGTTTAATCGGCCAAAAGCCCCGAGGGGTGTCCGCATTAGCCATTTAAACAGTCTCCTTTGAAAAATTACTCGTCTTCCGCGATTCTACCAGAACCGCGACTAAATGACCGATCAATTTCTTGATCGATCGGAATTCCACCTTGCCGTCCAACTTTTCCGAGCTGAGTTCTAACATAATCGGACTGATCTTCCGTCTTGCCTTTAAAATATGCTTCACGGGCAAGCGCCCTTTTTTCGGGCATTTCGCACAGAATCATGCCTTCAATACCAATACAGCCTTCATGTTTTCCATGTTCTATGGTCGGAATAGGAAAATTTTCCGGTATGGTATTTGCAGGACGAGGAGTCCAACCTTCTCGAAATCGTCGCATGGTGTGATGTGGGATTTCATCCCCAAGAATCTGGGTTGAAACCCACCTTTGTCTCATTCCCTGCCTTGGAGGCGGGGCATCTAAGAGACCGGGCGGGGTCCACACATCGGCGCGAGTATCTTCTTCGCGAGTTGGGTGGGTAGTTTCAGATTCACGAACTTTTCTTTTAGCAGTCATCATCTGGTCTCCTTACTTTGAAGTTCTTTGGCATATTCAACCAATTGATCTTTTGTTTGAAGTCCTAATGATTTTGCCATAGTGAGTTGCGCTTTTGTAAATCTGAGGCGACCATCTTTTGTGATAACCTGTGAGCCTTTACCTCTACCTTTACTTCTGCTAGGAGCCGTAGGAGGTTTAGATTTAGACCTGGGGTCATTATCTTCGCCACTGTTATTATATAGCTCAGGAAACTTTGATTGTAAACGATTATTTAGTTCTTCATAGTATTCTGGAGTTTCCTTATCGTAACCTTCGCTGTCCAGTTGTTTATCTATGACTCGAGCATAAGCAGATTCTGCTTCAAAATCAGGACCATTAAACCACCTGTTTTTATTCCACCACGTCATTGCTTCTTGTGGCGGAGGTTCCTGACTAGCTTGTTGCGGTGGATAATATTGTCTTTGTTGTGTCTGCTGTATTTGAGCTCGCTGCAAATCCGCTATTCGAGCGGCTGACCGCATATCCGCCATTCTTTCGGTTAACTCAAGCTGTTTAGGCGTGTTGCCTTCCTCCATGGCTTCGGCAAGTTGGGCCTTTATGTTATCGTAACTACCTCTAAATGCTTGAAGTTGCTGGGAACTAATTCCATCTTCCATGTTTCTTAAGCGAAGTTCTTGTGCTGTGGCTCGTCTTTCTGCTTCATCAGCTCTACGAGTTTCTGCATGTTTTTGAGCCGTCAATTGATCTATTCGTTTTTTAGAACGTCGGGCTTTAGTTTTTTTGTCATCTTTTGAATCTGCTTCATCTGCTTCATCTGCTTGAACAATTGTTCCGTCATCATCAACAATATCCATAAAATCAGGAACTTTTTCTGCAAGATTCACTGGAGGTTCCCACTTAACATCTTCAACTTTCGAAACTTCCACTTCAACTTCTTTTTCTTTATCGTTCATAGTTTCTTCTCCTTTGTGCGCGATTACGTCGCGTTACGAATAAACCTTAATTTCAAGGTTTGGGTCCACTACAGCTATCACTTCATCATCATTAATAATGCGATATTCTGTATCTTCAATCTCCATTCTAAAATGCGTAAATTTAGGAACAATTATTTTATCCCCTACTTTACACCACGGGCCTCCCTGCCACGGCTGACCTGTGTCTCTATCATGCCAGCACATCGGTCCTATTTTAACAACAGTTCCTGTGATACTTAAATAATTTTCAGCATCTTTAGAAACATCCGATAAAATAATTCCCCCTTTAGATACTTCTTTGGCCTTTTCTTTTTTTATAAGTATTCGCCATCCTTTTGGTTCAGGCAGCATCTTCATCGTCCTCCTCATGAAGTTTAATTAACTCAGCCTTAATAATTTCTAACGCTGTATCAAGGCCATTTCGTTCTCCAACCATTTCACGGTACGTTGAAAAATCAGAACACACCCCTGTTCCAGCAGCATGGTCCCTATCCCTTATTGCTTCCATTATTTTTTCTCTAATATTTCTAATAAAAATATCCACTAAACTTGCCCCCCCGTTTGCTCTCCAGCAATAACAGCAAGAGTTTCTGCAAATCCTTTGTTTAGCTCCTTCGCTGCTTTTGCAAACATTCTAGGTGATATATCTTTAGACGAAATATCTCTTTTATTAAGCCACTTCTTCGCGGCTCGTATTTCTGCTGCAGCTACTTTTCGTGCTTTACTCATTTATAAATTTTCCGCAATATTTTTAAAAGCTCCAGGTATAGTCTATTATTCCACGGCATTACTTATTCCTTCGCACCATCCTTGGCGTTTACCACCATAATAATCACGTCCTAGGCCATTGTTAATAAGTAATCTTGTTAAATCATTACCATTTTTAGTACGAACATTGGCAATAATTCTTCCGGCATATTTTCCAAGATAAATATTGGTTAAGGAAATAGCTTTATCTATCTTTAAAACAAATTGTTTTGCCTCTCGAGCAAGATCTTTTTCCTGCTGGCATTTTCCCCTTGGTTCTGGCGTATCAATACCAGCCAAGCGAACCTTTATAACAACAAAATGTCCTGGCCAAATTTGAGCTTGGACCTTCATCGTATCTCCATCTGTAACTTTGATAATAGTCGCTGGAACAGGACCAGGAATAACCTCCTTGGCTAAGACCGGAGTAATAATAAAAAAGATAAGCGCGGTAATTATAAATAGTTTCATTTAAGGCTCCCTAGAACTTTCCGTTTTACGACGATCATTTTCTATGCCCGCGTTAGTTTTTACAGCATCAGAAGCCATAGAAGCAGCGGCCTTAACTCGTGTGTCATGTACTTGAGCACTTGCTTTTTTATTTTCCACAGCCAGCTTCACTTGTAACTCGGCTCGCATATTTTCAATATTTGCCCTAGATTTTTCGGCAGCAATTTTAATATCGGCATCTGCTTTAGCATAAATGGTCTTAATTTCAGCCGCGATCTTTTTCTGATCCGTTTCTGATTTAAGTTGCTCGCGCATAACAACGGCTTGTGCTTTAGCCTGTTCCTGAATCTGAGCAATTTGCATATCAGCCTGTGCTTGCATTTGTTTAATCTGTACATCAACTTGTGCCTTTGCCATTTTGGCTTGCACATCAGCTTCGGTCTTTTTCTGAATGGACATAGCTTCAACTTCAGCAAGCTGTTTGGCGACATTCATACTTTCGTCTTCCTGTTTGCCTCCTGCTCCAGTGGGAACTGGCGGACCAATAGGTTGCTGCTGCTGCTGTTGTTGTTGTTGCTGAATAACCAGTGCCGCAGCAGCTTCAGAAATTTTTTGATCTGAATCTGAATCTATTGGCTGAACCTTATCATTTGGATCTCGAAAATCTGGTAAAGTTGGCAACGGAGCACCTAACTGACTTTGCATTTGCGTTCTATAGTACAAAGCCATATGCTCTGCCCGATGACTAATATACCCTTGCAAATAAAGTTGTTGACCCTGTTCAGGTAAACGACTAAACCAATCGTCCAGTACTGTCATGTGAGCCATGTGGTCTTGATCAATAAACGCCTTGACAGGCTTATTGTTCATCATAAAAACATTTTCAGATATTGGATCTAGACGCTCAATATCTGTGGGATCAATTAACACCTCTTCAAAATTTGGAGTACGAGTAGCTTGATACATTCTTTTAAGCGCCGCGTATATGTTATGATGCTGAGGCGCTAGTTGAGCCAATTGAAGCATTTGTTGCGCTTGTGCGATGCGCTGTGTGCTAGAAAATGTAGAAGGATCTGATGTTGGAATAATGTCAATACGTTCGTTAAAATCCTCCCGTAAAATAAATTGATCTTTTTCTTTAACTTGGTACGGATATTTTTCAGGTAAGTAAATTCCATTTAATTTGGCAATTAATTTAAATTCACGTTTTTGACTATCATGAAGACGCTTATGAATTGCTGAAAATACTCTAGCGTTTTCTTCTAGCAAAGCTACCGTGGTTCCTACGGGAGTGTTTTGATTAGCATCGCTAATATTAATTTCTGTCGTGTTAGCAAATCGTTTACCAGTTTCCACTACAAAAGCAAGTAATGACATCATCGTAGCTGAAGGTTCTTTAAACGGCAACGGCATGATCGCCTTATTAATATCATCTACTGCCGCTTCTATATCCGCAAACTCACCTGGAACTATCTCAATTTCACCGCCTCGTACTCTGCCCCGTAGTTTAAAGCCCCCCTGCATATTGGCGTATGCCGCAGCATCAAGAAGTGAACGCAATGCGCCAGTAGCCGCTTTTCCGAGGCCTCCAATAATGTGGTATAAACCATAACCATAAAATCCAAGGCCAGGAAGAAACTTATAAGAAATAAACCAAACCGCTTTTCGAAAATTTTCATCGCCTTCATCCCAGTTTCTACGCAAACCTACAACAGTGTCACTGTCTCTGTGTATGGTTAAAATATAAGGTTTATGTCCTTCATCTCCATTAGATTCAACATCCAAATAAACATGCATTTCCAATAAAACAACTTCTCCGTCATCACTGGAAATTGTTTCTTCCCTGCCTTCCAAAATTTTAGGCAACTGTTCAGAATTTTCAGTGGTTGCAATAACTGTATCTTCTGGAATCGCCAAATAAAAATCATTGCGTACATAAGTATCGTAATCATGACGTTGTATTCGTAAAACTTGGGTATAACGATCAGCGGTATCTAAATCTACAGCATCATTATCAACTATAAAATCTGCCGCCTGAACAAAACGACTCGTAACACGACGCAAATT